TTTTCCAGGTTCGAATCCTGGCGGGGCCACCAAATACGGACTGATAGCTCAATTTGGTTAGAGCGCGCCGCTCATAACGGTGTGGTTCCAGGTTCAAGTCCTGGTCGGTCCACCACCAGTCAACATAACGCCCATATAGCACAGCGGTAGTGCAGCGGTTTTGTAAACCGAAGGTCGGGAGTTCAATCCTCTCTGTGGGCACCATTTCATGCGGATGTAGCTCAGTCGGTCTAGAGCGCCGGCCTGTCACGTCGGAGGTCGCGGGTTCAAGTCCCGTCATTCGCGCCATTAAGGCCGCATAGCTCAATAGCGTAGAGCAATCGCCCGATAAGCGATAGGTTGCTGGTTCGACTCCAGTTGCGGCCACCAAATCTAAACCCACACTAAAACTCATAGGGTGTGATCATGCTGCCAATAAACCTAACGGGCCCTTAGCTCAATTGGCAGAGCAGCATCCTTTTAAGTTGTGGGTTCGGGGTTCGACTCCCCGAGGGCCCTCCATTTATAGTCTCTTAGTATAACTGGACAGAACACTCGGCTACGGACCGAGAGATAAAGGTTCGAATCCTTTAGGGACTACCATTCAACCCGTGTGTAGCGCAGTCTGGCTAGCGCATCTGCTTTGGGAGCAGAGGGTCATAGGTTCAAATCCTATCACACGGACCACTACAAACCACTAGCAACTTTAATCATGAAAGGAAAGTGTTCTATGAAAATTCATAATCTTAATGGTATGCAAAAGTCGCTATGTGATATTCTATGGGAGCTAGATGATTCTTCGGAATTATATGTATTTCTTGATGGTCTTCCGAAAAGACTTCGTAAAGAGGCCGAGTCTCTTATGCAGATCATGCTATTAAATAGCTTTGACAACACACAGAATGACGAGTATACTGATATGATGAGCAATATTTCAAATAAAGAAGGTCACACTATTCACTAAGTAAATTGAAAGGAGGCAACATGTCTATTGGTCTTAGAACGCTCGTGCTAAATGCTGACTATCATCCAATATCATTGTTTCCTCTGCATACAATTCCAGTAGAGGATGCGGTGACACGGCTATTCAATGGCACTTGTCAACTTGTGTATGAGCATGATCGCAAGATCCTCACGCCAAGTCTGAATATGAAGTGGCCGTCAGTAATTGCTCGCCTTGATACCAAGCGTGTCAAGGAACGTGTAAAGCTTGGTGCGGAAGGTCTATACTATCGTGATCATGGTCTATGTGCATACTGCGAAACTCCTCTAACGCTAAAATGCATCACGTTTGATCACGTTGTTCCAAAGAGTAAAGGTGGAATCTATTCTTGGAATAATCTTGTTTCAGCTTGCAGCACCTGTAATCTATTAAAGGGCGATAGTTCCCCTGTAGGTAAATGGGTACCAAAGCGTAAGCCCTACAGGCCAAGCTATTATGATCTTCTTGCTGTTCGCAAGAAGTTTCCAATACAAATTGATGATAAGAATTGGATTCAATTTCTTGGAGGGTGGAAGGCACCAGTGGTAATCAAGAACTAGAAATAGTTCTTGACTTACCTAACAAGATATAGTACCATGTAAATAATGAATTTGGGAGCGTTGGTACTATGGTGTGTGTGCCATTCGACTGTAAATCGGATCCCGTGTGGTAAACAATGCTGGTTCGACTCCAGCCGCTCCCACCAAATTGCGTGGTTGGTATATTGATTGTGCCTCGGCCTTCCAAGCCGATGAAACGAGTTTGATTCTCGTACCACGCTCCAGTATTGCGGATGTAGCACAGCGGTAGTGCGTCACGTTGCCAACGTGAATGTCGTGGGTTCGATCCCCATCGTCCGCTCCAGTTTTGCCCTTGTATCCCAATTGGCAGAGGAGGCTGACTCAAAATCAGCATGTTGTCGGTTCAACTCCGACCGAGGGCACCAAAACACCGAATGCGACGACCAGTATCGCATTCGGTTAGCACCGAAGTACGTTAGAGTTTGAACGTTTAAAGTGACGTAATGGCATATGAGAGGTCATATGACTCATTAGAACCATCTCCGCTTCGGTGCGAATTTATTATGCTCCTGTAGCCCAACTGGCAGAGGCATTGGTCTTAGGAACCAAGTGTTGTGAGTTCGACTCTCACCGGGAGCACCATTTTTTGTCTAAATAAATAAAATTTTATTAGGAAAATATCATGAGTAAAAAAATTAAAAACCTTTTCGAAAAGATTTTTGCCAATAAAGAATATGTTGGTGATCGTAGCAAACATAGAATTTATACTGGCAGATATGAAGATCTTTGTGAATAATTTTTTAGAGGTACTACCTTGAGGTGATAGGTGTTGAGAGTTTAAATATCTTCGGCTGCTTGACATTATATATTCCACATGATATGATCAACTATATATTTAGTGGTTATAAAAACCAATAGAGGATAAAAAAATGCAAACATACACACAGACAAACACAGTAGAACAATATGATGAAGGTCTTCGTTCATATATGATGGGTGTGTACAACCATATGATGGTTGCATTGCTTGTCACAGGATTAACATCATACATCTCAGCACCTTTTCTAAAGCCACTAATGGGAACATCATGGTGGTTTATATTTGCTTTTTTACCACTTGTATTTGTTTTAATACTATCATTTGGATTGCACAAATTATCAATTAGTATGGCCAAAACTTTGTTCTACACCTATGCGGTGAGCATGGGACTTAGTTTGAGTTCCATATTCATGATATTTACTGCAACCAGCATTGCAAAAGTATTTTTTATAACATCTGCAACATTTGCTGCGGCTAGTTTATATGGATATACAACCAAGAAAGACTTGACAAGCATGGGATCATTTCTATTCATGGGAATGATTGGACTATTGATTGCAAGTGTTGTCAATATTTTTTTGGCAAGTTCAATGGTGTCTTGGATCATATCTGTTGTTGGTGTTCTTGTCTTTACGTTGTTGACTGCATTTGATAGTCAAAAACTCAAAGACGAATATCTTAGCGGTGGTGAAGTTTACGGATTTGATTCTCAGGAAAAAAGTTCAATCTTTGGTGCGTTGACATTATATTTAAACTTTATTATTCTTTTCCAGTATCTTCTAAATTTAATTGGTCAAAAGGATGAATAAAATATTGACTTGGTAAAACTTATACTATATACTATACATGCTAGTGTTCTCTAGCAATTTGAAAGGAGAAATAAATGATGAAGTACCTTTTCGCACTTGCAGGTGTTTTGATGGCAACAACTGCCGCCGCCAGTGATCTATATGTTACAGGTGGTCTTGGTACCCGTGTTAAAGGATCTAGTGATGCTGTTGTTAGCCTTGCTCTTGGTAAGGAAACACACAAGAACCTACGTGTTGAAGCTGCATATGAGCACGATACAACTGATACTATCAGAGGTCCCGCATCAAGTAAGAGTAATAGATTTTTTGCTCATGCTCTTCCACAAGTCCAAGTTCCGGGAACTGCACTAACACCATACGTTCTTGTTGGTGTTGGTGTTGATCTTGAGTCACTTGATTCAAGACCATTGTATGCACTCGGTAGTGGTCTTCGCGTTGAGTTGACCAAGTCAACTGATTTAGATTTTCGTTATCGTCGTGTTGATAATGTAAACAATGGAGACAAGCGTGAAGTTGTTTCTGCAGGCATTAGCCTAAAGTTCTAATTTAGTGAGGTGACATGGGTAATCCATGTCACCTTTTTTTTATGCGAAATTTAATATATCAAGTAAACATAATTCAAGGTGAGGATACATATGCTGATTGTATAAAATCAGTTGCAGCATATTGTAAAAAATATAATATTGAGCATATTGTTCAAACTGAACCCTTGTTAAAAATAAAACCAAAAACAAATTATAGAAATCGAAAATATTTTGAATACGACGAGAAGATAAGAAAATATTATAGATTTCATACAGTGCATGTTCCGTATCTGTTGATATACGAGAAAGAAAATGCATTTGATTTACTTCATAGTTATGACAATATTTGTATTTTGGATAGAGATATTTTGATACGTCATTTTGCTCCAAATATTTTTGATGAAATAGAAGACTATGAATTTGCAGGTGTCTTAGAAAGAGACCAACCTGTGCTATCAAATAGCAATTTCTACAAATCTAGAAAAAGATCAAGCATTCAACAATTTTATTTGTTGAAAGACGAAGCAAATTTTAAATGGAATAAAAACGGCGCTGCCTATTATAACTGTGGAATGATGCTGCTATCTAACAAGATAAAAAAACACTTTGAAAAAGAAAATGCTAGACACTTTTTAGATAGAAAAGAATTTGAAAGATTCATAGAGGGTGAAAATTCTTGGTATCTAAGTACCGAACAAACCCTCATCAATTTTTGGTTAAGAAAATATAAGATTAAAACAAAAGACTTGAGTTGGAAATGGAATGCACTCTATGGAATTCTAGATATGAAAACCATAAACGAAGCATTTTTTGTGCATTTTTTTCAGGACATGAAATACTTGCCTGGTAAAAACATATATGAATCGGAATTAAAAGATCTAAAATGAAAAATTTAATATATCAATACAATTTTGACAACGACAATATAGTAACTGATTATTGTATTGGTAGCGTTAAAAAATATTGTGCAAGACATGAAATTGATTACTTTTGTCAGAAAGATCCAATTTTATATGTAAAGGAATCAAACTTAGATGACAAAAGAGGATTCATAGCCGAATTTGAGAAATTCAATTGCTTTTCAATGATTGATTACGATAACGTTTGCTTTATTGATTCAAATGTTTTTATGAAAAGCGAATCCGAAAATATTTTTGACACTATAAAAAATATACCAGATTATGAGATTGGTATGGTCCATGTTTTTGATCAACCATACGTTAATCGGAAAAATATAAAATACTTTGTGTCAAAAATTGCAAATAATTATCTTGGATTAAGAGATGATGTTTTTCTACCCATAAAAAAAATTCATGACTCAAGCATCATTGACATTGCGTTGGATGATGTTTTTGTCTTTAGTAAAAAAACCATGAAAAAATATTTTGAAAATGTCAAAATTTATGATTGGATTAGGCAAGAAGATTTTGTAAAGTTTACTAAACTTTTGACATATGGTAACGCATCAACACAAGTAATGTTAAACTATTGGTGTTGGAAAAATAACATACATATAAATCGTTTGAATTGGAATTGGAATCTAAATTTCATAGAAAAAAATGTTGAACAAGCAATAGAACATTCAGATAAAGCATATTTTTTTAGTTTTAAGTCAAAAATGGAATATCTCGACTTTGGTTATCATTTGGCAACAAATATCGACACAGGACAAAATGAGCATAACAACAACTTTACAACACGACTAACCTTTTTAAGAAATCTAATAGAGAGCATTGACAAGCCATCAAAAAAAGAAATGGACAATTTGAAATTTTCACATGAAACAATCGAGAAGATAAAACAAAAAGCAATCTCAATTGCAAACGTGCATGATGAAAATGCAAGTTTTCAATCTAGTGATGTCGGATTTATAATTCATCAGTTGGTGAAGGCAATACGACAATTGCAGAGAGAAAACATATGAGGGGATTCATTACGCTTGCACATTCCGAAAATGAACAAGAGCCTGGAGGTAGTTTAGTACATCAGATCTCATGGAGAAATATTGAATATCTAAAAAAACTGGAAGGAAGACATTCAGTAGCAGGACTAATACGAGACTACAAAAAAGTAGACTACATACAAATGGCCTACTTGCAATGTCTTAGTCAAAAGATAAACAATCCCGAGTATCCTTTTGCTGTTATTACTGATGGGAATAGTTTTGATAGACAACCTAAAAAAATACAGGATGCCTTTGATAAGGTAATCTTTCTTGAAAAAAACAGGACTATAGACAAAAAAAGAATAGACTGGCAACTATATGATCTAACTCCCTTTGACGAAACAATTAAAGCTGAATCGGACTTGATTTACACGACGAACATGAAAGATTGGTGGAATGTTCTTACCCAGTATGATGTTGCATTTGGTATGGGTGCACGAGATTACACAGGTAATCTTTCAAAAGTTAGAAAATATAGAAAAGAGTTTGACGATGCATTTGTTCCCGATGTCTATAGCGGTTTGATGTTTTGGAAAAAAACAGAAAGAGCCAAAAACTATTTTGATCTCACGAGAAAGATATATCAAAATTGGGATAGCATACAGAAAAAATTAAATACAAGAGATCCATGTAGCAATGATTTTGTTTTTGGTCTTGCTGCCAAGATGTTTCCAGATGCGACAAATCATATAGATTTTTTCAATCTTGTTCACATGAAACCTGCAATTAATCACATACAAGAACACGAAAAATGGTTTGAAAAATTTTCATGTGTGATTAATCCACCAGACATAGTGATCAACAACATAAAACAAAAATATCCTATTCACTATTTTGAAAAAGATTGGATTACAGATGAATTGATAGAAAAATATGAGACATCACTATCATTGAAAAAGATTTCTATCCTTACTTAACCAAATGTTATCCAATTCAACAAAATCATTTATCTTATTTACAAACAAAGAATTTTTTTGTGCAAATAGCACACCTTCATTCGCACCCATCCAAATCATGTCATCCCATGAGTTGATCCATTTGCTAATTCTAGAATAACTTTTTCTAAAATTATATGTGGGAACTGAATACAGTTTAACAACCTCACGAAAAGCCGATCTCCATTTGTGTTTAGGACTAGACATTCGTATTTCACTAACTATCTCAGTATTTGTCATCGCGTAGTGAACGACATTTTTGTTTAAAGTTGTTTTTTTTAAACTAACTTTCATCATATTGTCGCCAGGCAAATTATGTTCCTCATCCTCTTCATTTTTTTGAAGATATAAACTTTTGTCCCATAATTTTATGCTGGCATTTCCATAGGCATCCCTAATAAAAGGATTCCAGGTTCTCCAGAATTGAATGTGTTTAGATGTTCCTTTTACTTCAGGAATCGGTTTTACTAAATATGTATCCCCATCCACGGTGTAGAAAAAATCTTCATCGCATTGAGTAGCACATGCAAGATGTGCATTGTAGACACCTTTGACGCCATGAACTCGTTGGGCTTGCGGATGAAATTGCAAAACTCGTTCGTAATGCTCATCAGCCTCAGGTTCATCATAAGATATAAAAAAGATAGGATACATGATAGACTTTCACATGATGATATATCATATATATGTGACATGTAATAATAATAAGGCACACAATGTTATTTTTTATACTTGCTCTGGCAATGATTCTATTAATGTTTCAAATTCATATAATTGACCCTTGACATTTCCAGAACTATCGAGTAGTATGATGAGCATGAAGATCATCTACGTTCGTAACAGTTCTGGAAAGAAAAAGCCTTCCAATTCCAAGAAGATGGAAGCACTTCGTCTGGAACATGCAAAGTTTCTCGCATCGGTTGGCTACAAGGGCGGCACCTCGCAACTTGTCAAAGCCAAACCAGTTTTTTTGGAAAAGTCGGATGCGACTGAGATTCCTTCCAGTTCCCTGCAAAACATGATTGCACCCTGTCCAAAGCGCGATATCTTTGAACGCACTCGGAATGAATCCGATGAGGTCAAAGAAGCCATTCGGCAGAAGGCTGCCAGAACTGCGCCGGCTTATAATAAGGGCGCGCTGCAGTACATCACCGATGGTGACAATCTCAAGACTTTGGGAAGAAAGGTGTAACATGAGAGACAATATCAAGCCAAGCCTAATGGATACTGCAATTATTCCAAGGAAACAAAAGAAGATTTATCACCAGTCAGAATCCATTTCATTGATGGCAAATCAAGTGGAAAGTCTCAAAAATGCCCTTGACAACATTCGTCAGATATGCGAGAATGAGAACATTAGACCAAAGATGAAGTTGTGTCTTGTGGAAACCATTTCGGGTCTTGCTCTTGGACTAAATGATGACTGAATATACCCCAGAACAGATTGAAACTATAAAGTTGCGAGCAAGGCGACTGATCAATGGTGTTTCGCACACACCAACTTTCATTGATGCCAATCATCTAATGATTGAACAGCTCCTAAATATAATTGATCAATATGATAGGCTCAAGGAGGCCTCAAATGCGTAATGTTGTTCTTTCTGTTATTGCTGCTTCTATGCTTACCGGCTGTCTTGCTACTGGTCCTAATCAGACTGGCGGTGCTGTTGTTGGCGGTGTCGCCGGAGGCGTTCTTGGTTCTATGTTTGGTGGTGGTACCGGTCGTCTCGTTGGCACTGGCCTTGGCGCTGCCCTTGGTACAGCTGTAGGCTCTTCTGTTGGTGCGTCGATGGATCGCCAAGAGCAGATGCAGAATCAGCCCGTGCATCAGCCATATTATGCGCCGTCGCATATGTATGGTCAGGAAGAGTCTGCATATAATCGTGGTCGTGCAGAGCGTGAAGCTCAGATTCAGCAACGTCGTGAAGAGAACGCATATATGCGAGGTCTTCGCGGCTACTAATGAGGGTTTTCCGTGATAGAATTTGTTGTTTATACCAGCCCCTCCTGTGGATACTGCAGAATGGTCAAAGATCTAATCTTGGCAAATGGACACAAGTATATTGAAAAGTCCATTGGAAAAGATTTGACGAAAGAAGAGTTTTTCGCTAAGATGGGTCCAAACGTCAAGAGCGTTCCCCAAGTTTTCTTTGGTGACAAGAGAATTGGTGGATATGAAAGTCTTCGTGAGTATTACGAAGAAGTGACAAATAATTTTGGAAAGCAGGGATTCTAATGTATACAAAGCATCAACTCAAGGAATTTTGCCAGAATGGTGTTGTTACCGTGGTCTTTACAAAGGCTGACGGATCTGAACGCACCATGAAGGCCACTCTTCTACCCGAGTATGTAAACAATGGAAAAACTTTGCTTCAGGAGAGCGAGAACAAGCGCCCAGAAAATCCTGATGTCCTTGCTGTATGGGACGTTGATGCAAATGGGTGGCGGAGTTTTCGCATTGATTCAATCAAGGGAGTTTCATAATGCCACACGCACACAAGAATCGTCCACGCAAGGGCCGCCGCAAGATTGGCTCCAAGAAGCGTCGCGCACGTTCTCTTCGTAAGTAAAATATCTGCCCACATAGACCAACTGGCAGAGTCAAGGGACTTAAAATCCCTGTGTTGTGAGTTCGAATCTCACTGTGGGCACCATTTTGGAGAATGCAATGGCTCTATCTGTCAAGATCGCAAGAAAACCCAAGAAGCCTCGTGTAACTCGTGAGATCAATCTCGGATCTGAGCCGCGCTTTGATCCAAATAAGATCGCCGAATCATCTGAGCTTGCTAATGCATACTCTTGGTACAATACCGAGTATGACTATGCCGATTCGCGTAGATTTCTTTTGACCTATCTAAAGGCCAATGGATATGACAAGGTACAGATTGAAAAGGTATCTAATCTTCCTCTTACATTTCATGTGACCACAGTTGGTTGGATTGCGCGTATTCTTTCACGTGGAGCAACTGTAAACGATCAATGTCGTGAATGGTTTGATGATCAGCTTCAGAACATTCAGGCTCATGAACCCAAGAATGTTGTCGTTGAGTTGAAGCCTACTGTTGATCGGTCATTTCTGTTGTTTGATCGCATTGTATCCACGATTGACGAGCAGCTGGATCTTTTCTTTGATGATAAGGTTGAGTCTTGGAATCTAAAGGAGCATCTTGCTGGTGTGACCATCACTCCTGCTGTGGCCAAGCGTGTTGTCTCCCATTATCAGCGACTCATGGACGAATATGATGAGGCTCTGACTCGCAAGGACGAGCAGCTAAACGAGGCTTATTCCAAGATCTCTCGCCCCAAGTTGAAGCGTATGCGTGAGTTTCTTGCTTCCATCATTGCGTCTCTAAGCGCAGAGAGTCACAAGGCCAAGGTTGTTCGTGCCGCTCGTGCACCTCGTGCAAAGTCTGCTCATCAGCTTGTGCAGAAGATGAAGTATCAGCTTTCTTCCAAGGAACCTGATCTTCTTAGCGTTGCTCCTGAGTCCATCATTGGTGCTTCCCAACTGTGGGTATACAATACCAAGAAGAGAAAACTTGGCGTGTATAACGCACAGGGTGCTTCTGGACTCAAGGTCAAGGGTTCAACGATTGTTGGTTTTGATGAAGCGACTTCGGTATCCAAGAAGCTTCGCAAGCCCGAGAAGGTTCTGCCTACAGTCACTCAGGGTGGAAAGGTCGTACTACGTTCTGTGCTGGATGATATCAATGCTGTTGCTTCTGCCTTGACTGGGCGCATCAATGGTGATACAATTCTGCTTAGAACTGTGAAGTGAGGACAGTTATATATGACCAATAAATCCAAAGTACCTCTATCCCTGAGAATTAGACCTAATAGTGAGGCAGCTCCTTACATAGTTGAGGAAGTCAAGGAGCTTGAGAAAGAAATCCAGCTACTGAGAGATATTATTAGGCACCTCCTATCAGATCGTACAGGTGTTTATTTCATCTGTGGTGAGAGCGGAGATAAAGATGTGATGGGACTGCCTGAACATATCCTCGTATGTCCTAGTTATGGCGTAGCTGGAACGGCTATGTACACCAAGACACAGGACTATAAAGAGCCAGAGTGGTGAGATGAAAGCACAACTTTTACTCAATGGTCGATTGATTTCGCTTGATAAATTTTCCATGGAGATTGTAAATGGAATTCTATTCATCTCTGTTTTGGTTGTGGATGTATCTTCGCGCCAACTCAAGGAACTTGCTGATTGGTTTGCTCGGAAATATCCAGAACAAACGATAATCGCCGTAATTTCTCAAAATTCAAAGGATGATAAACAATGAGTGAGCATTATCTTCATCTCGTAGAGAAAATGATTGACGAACGAAACAAGCCATCGTGCGAAGAGCAGATTGCTGAGTTGTCTGAACTGGCAAATGCATACATGGATCAATATGTGCATTTCAAGGACATGGTGTTTGATGTCATTGAAGGTAAGCTAAGTATTGAAGACGCCAAGATCCAAATGTATGGACTTGAAAGGGGACATGACCAGTGAGTGAACAGACACCAACTAACGTACTTTCGTTTCCAAAGAAGAAGATGACTGGCACTCTAAGTACAACCCAGTCCAAGGAAGAGTTTGTCAAGCAGCTTGGTGAACATAAAGAAAAGTACATTGATATAGTTCTTTCAAGGACTATGAATCAATTGTATAATCGCATGGCCGCAGAGGGATTTAATACTGAAGATGAGGTATTTTTCAATGATTTCTGTTTTGTCGTGGAAGCATTGAAGGCAGGTATGCTTCGTCAATGCGGACTAGAACATCCAATCCAGAAGTTTGTTGATGAAAATTTTGAGGCAGCTTCTCAAGAAAATCCAACTAATGATGATGATGATGATGATGATGCTGGGTGAGCGAATAAAAGTTCTTGATTTTTTTTAGATTATGATGTATGATTAGTTTATGATTATCATTGATTATAACCAACTTTGTATTGCCAACTTGATGAAACAAATTGGCAATACCTCAAATTTGGAAGAGGGCCTTGTGCGTCACATGATCCTCAATTCCATTCGTGCAATTGCCAAGAAGTTTCGAAATCATGGTGACATTGTAATTGCATGTGATGGTCCCACATATTGGCGGCGTGAGGTTTTTCCTCAATACAAACAGCATCGTAAGAAAGATCGCGAAAAGTCTGGACATGATTGGTCAACCATATTTACAATTCTACACAAGATTCGTGAAGAAATTTCTAATAATATGCCCTATCGTGTCATTCGTGTTGATGGGGCTGAAGCCGACGATATCATTGCAACTTTGACTAAAAAATATGCACCACACGAATCCGTTGTGATTGTTTCATCCGACAAAGATTTTGTTCAGCTTCACACAAGTAATAATGTTAAGCAATGGTCTCCCATTCTTGGCAAGTTTGTTTCTACGGAAACACCAATGCGTGATAAGTTGGAACATATTCTTCAAGGTGATCGTGGTGATGGTATTCCAAATGCCTTATCTGCTGACGATTCATTTATCACGGGTCAGCGTCAGAAACCTATAAATAGCAAGAAGCTATTAGAATGGGTAAAATTGTCATATGATGATCTATCCAATCACAATCAGCTCGGACATGGATTTACTCGGAACAGAATGCTTATTGATTTTGACAACATCCCTACTGCAATTTCTCAAGCCATCGTTGCGCAGTACGAATCCATTACGCCTAAGCCTCGTGCAACCATGATAAATTACTTTATGGTTTCAAAGTTAACCAATTTAATTTCCTCTATTGATGAGTTTTGAAAATGATATTGACAATTGCTGAAGTATTTAATTTATTTGAGAAGGCGGAAACGGATGCTGATCGCATCAATGTTCTTCGCACAAACAATACAAAGACACTACGCAAGGTTCTTGCCTGTGCATTTAATCCAAATATTCAATTTACAACTGAAGGTCGTTGGCCCAATTGGAAACCATCAGATGTTCCTACGGGGATGACATATTCAGATCTTCATCGTGAGTTTGATCGCATGTATCTATTTGTGCAGAATCATCCAAAACGACCACCAACTCTAACCGAGAAGAGATCAAATGAATTGCTCGTGCAGATGTTGGAAATGATGCCTGAGGGTGATGCAATTGTCACTTTGAATATGATGGGTAAAAATTTAAAGATCAAAGGTTTAACCAAAGAAATTGTAGAAACAACTTTCGGCCCTAATCTATTGAATGAAAGCATTTGATTATGATTACCGCAAGAAGGAAACAACCAAATGCGAAATCGTACCAAATCAAAACTAGCCAAAGAGATGTCACGCACACATGAAAAGTGCAAATATGTTCCGACAGAGAATGAAATTTCTCGTTGGTTCAATATAATAAATCGCGAGATTTTCAAGGATGAACTTCCACAGTTTAGGAAAGTTGAAATTCGTCGTCGTCATGGTTGTTGGGGTGAGTGCATTGGTGATACCTGCCAGACAAAAGGTCGCTTCTCTGATCTTTCCCTCAACCACTATCAAAAATCCAAAAAACATTTCATTGAGGTTCTAATACATGAAATGGTCCATCATTATCAATGGGTTCATGAGAACACAATGACACATGGCGAAAGTTTTTTCGCATGGAAGCCAATCCTGGCCAAATACAATGTAAATCTAACCGCATAAGGAGTAAAATTACAAAACATGTCAAAGCGTAAGTATAATACTGATGATCAGTACGAAGACGACGATATTGATTATGATATGAATAAAGCAGTTCGCAAGGAACGAAGACCAAATTCCAAGAACCTACTCAAGAAATGGCAAGATGCCGATGACGAATTTGATGATGATTTCTACTCACGCTAAGGACATGCAATGATTATCTTAAATACGATACAGAATGTTTTGGTAAAGAATTCAACTGAAGCACTCTGCACGGAAGAAACTTCTCGCATTCTTGTTCATGCTTTTGATATCATTCAGGTGTATGAGCAGCATACAAAGCGTGACACGCATACATATGCTATTATTAGATCTCCAACTAATTCAGCCGATAGATATCGCATTCGCGAAACGATTGATGATGTTCAGAGACAGATCTCTGAAAACGAGCTTCCAGTTGGCGCGGTGCAGTTACCATCTGGTTGAGTCATCGTCATCTATGGGAAATATGGGATCAATAGGTTCAAACCAACCGCCAAATCTATTTCCCATGTTTGACAGCATTTCAATGTTTCTTTCTGATTTCACAGCCTGCAATTGGCGAGAGCGACGAATTTCTTCTTGTTCTGGAGTAAGTGCTTGAACTCCCCAATTTCTATTCTTCGCACCACAAACCTTGGAACAGAATCGGACTCTTCTCCTAAGTCTTTTGGTGACAAATTCCTTTTTGCAGTACTCGCAAATCTTGGGTTGTTGTGTTTTTTTTCTCATGGAGATATTTATGAGTGGTCTTAAAAGATTTAGTGAGGACATTAAATTTGTTGATAGAATTGCACGTTCTTTATATGCAGAGCAATACAAGATTTCTACATGGGACTCCATAAGTGAAGAGAAAAAACAGTTTTGGAAAGATGAAGCAGAGAGATTCATTGAAGCTGCAAATGAAACTGGTATTGCATTGTATGATGTGGATGATCATAGATGAATATAAAGAATACGGAAAAGCTTATTGAAATACTCAACATGATTGTCTTTGATTTTTTGGACACATACATAGTGGAGAAAAGGAAAGACTAAAATGAAACGTTTCTGTGTGCTTGCATTTCTTCTTCTAGGTGGTTGTTACGCACACGATCCGTATTATCAACGTCCGCACTATTATCATCATCACTACGCACAGCCATACTATTATCGACACTATCATCGCCCTGTTTGTCATACACATTATCAATGGAATCCATACACTCATAGATACTATCCACGTCGCATCTGCTATTGATTTTAGCCATGAATGAATTTAAAACAAAAGCAATAGATGTTCTCGTAGTTGGAAATACCATCTACGAAAAATAGTATTGACATTTTGAATGGAACCACATATCATGTTCTTAGAGTTCTGGCAATTTTTT